GCCAATAGTCAAGGGCATACAGGGAGCAGCCTATTCGCTTACTTACCGCATATTTGATTGCCCCGTCCTCTAATTCCTTCACGGCCGCTATTTTTACGGCCTTTGGGTAGCGTTTGCCCCTATTTTGACACGGCAACTGTGGCCTAGTTATTTTCTCCACGACTCCCCCCTTTCTCCGGCTCTTATCCTCAGCCTCGCCATTCTGCACGCGGGGCCCATTGTACCCACATTGTAGGCAGTCGAGGTCATCGCCATCTATTATGAGCTGGCCACCGCATCTCGGGCAGTCTTCCATATTGTCTCCTGGTTTCCTTATGTGTCGCTATCCCCTAAAATCCCCGCTAAGGTGTCAAACTGCCTCATTTTGGGGTCTCTTCAAGAATACAGGGAGTTACATTATCCCGAGGTGGGATATAGTGCGCAAAGATTTGACTACAGGCAATGTCTCCCTCCTGTTTCTTTAGCCCCTGGAGGGTACATGTCCCTTTATCAAGCAGGTCGCAGTTGCCACAGATACAAATCTTAATCGGAATTGTAGGTATATCATTTTTATTCATCGCCGCGTCCCTCTCTTAAAGGTTTGGGGGGTGAGTCACAGCCCACACCCCCCAAAGGTTACTTCTCCGGCTCTGCCTCCAGGATAAGCTCGGCAACCTTTGCAGCTAGGACAGAAAGCATAGCATCTTGAGTGCTTGCAGACCGGGCCTCCAGTAAATCAGTGATGTTGACGTTCCAAGCCCTGTCTACAAATATGCCGAACGTAGCCAAAGCATACTGATTAGCCAAGTGCCGAGTTGTAGCAGCATCCTGCGCTGCCTGGAGCTTCACTGTATCCAGGTCGTTTTGCTGCTTCTGTAGTTGGGAGTAGGTATTCATCGTGAGGGCGGCCCACGATTCATCCTTCCCCGTCTCGAACTCCCGTTCACCTTTTGGCATTCCAAACACCTCCTTTACCTCCTTGTATCACTTAGGGCTGCTGTGTTTGCCCTCGATAAATCCTCCTCTTATATCTATTCAACGGCCATGGCCAGCTCGCCCCCCTCTTAATTTTAGGCAACTATCCCTTTGGAGCACTATCAAGCGAGGTATCGATGGGGTTAATCATTCCGTTAGCCCTTTGCACCTTCAGTCTTACCTTGATTCCTATATTTACCGCTATAACCATCGGAAGGATGAGCAGCCGATGTTCTTATCCCTTTTGAATCGGATTCCTTGTTTGGTAAAGGTTGAGCAGCCCTTTTAAGCAGGCGCTCAAAGGCTCTCTTCGTTAGAGGATGTTTTAAAGTGAATTCTCTCATTGCCATTGTTTGAGTTCTATAGTGTATATTCTTCCTGCGACACTTGATTAATCCAATCCCAAATTTCTTTTGGCAACCATCCTTGGTAATATGTCAATTGGTTGACTAGAAGCAGATCATTTTGCCCTCTTAAAAATGGTTGCAATATTCGTTGTATGTCATCTGGCGTCAAGTTGGTTCCTACTAGCCAAGTTCGCTCCATTATTCTTGCCGAACGGGGACCAAGTTGACGAATCATATTAAGGAAATCTACATCCCTTCTTAGCGAGCCAAGCGGTCGGTCATAAGTAATGACATAGATGTTCATTCCTTTGCCCCTTCCTCTTTGTCCTTTAATTGTGCTGGTGGCAGGGGAGTTGGCCGACACCGCCATCTTATGGACGGTTATCGGGGGCTCCGGTGAGGGTTCTACCGCATTGTGCATCCATCTTAACCCCGGTGACTCCAGGTTTGGCCAATCCGTCGGTCGGTCCGCAGCCATGGTGCCCCTCCTGAATAGCCGGCGGAGCCAGTTCAGGCTTTTGGTCAACATTTCGGTCAATATTCTAGTGATACAGGACAATCTCACGCTCTGCCTTCCCTATTACCAATTTATCCCAGTTTATCTCGTGATTACGAGTAAACTGCCGCTCCTCGCCGCAATATATACACACTCCAGAACAATCAGGATCAGGTTTGATTTTCCAGTAGTGCGTGCATTTACGGAGGGGGAATCCTATATTGTGTGTTTGGTGGCTCATTTAATCCTCCTTCCCGCATTCGTAGCAGATCAGCAAGCCCATGCCCCGATACTGCCGGCTCGCGCTTAACGTGGCTCACCGGCTTACCACCGCTCTTTATCCGGACTTTGCGCTTGCGCTGTTTCTTCTCCGCCCTCAGTTTTGCCGCTTTGTGGTTTAGACATTGCTTCGTTTGTTGCTTATGCCCCACTATCTCATCTCCTCTTTGAAAGTATCTCCAAACTGTCAAATTAAGTTACTTTGAACCTTCTTATCTACTGTCACAATAGTATCGTTGTGTGCTCCCCCATGACAGACTAATAATATTTCGATAATCTCAAATCCATGAGTCTTGCCCATACCGATAGAATTCCAACCGCAACTTATAGCAATGCCGCCCGGTATAATTTTGTCTTCTATGGCTTCCCGTAAATCGCCATAGAAGCTCGTGGCATGGCGGCTTGTGATATTGCCTTTGCCTATCTCCATATAACACTCTTTCATTTGGTGATAAGAATAAGGTGGATCAAACAGAATCCCTCGGAATTGACCATCTAGTTGTTTTATAAAATCCAATGCATCAATGTGATATTGTGCTGGCATCTCTGGATTTAAGTCATTCCTAAACTCGGCAGGGCTACTCGTGCCAGCAAATGGATCAATCCATCCTTTGCCATCGCCACAATACTTAGCTAACAAATCCTTTATCGGAGGAATCTGGAAAGTCCACTTATTCGGCATAGCCCAAACTCTATTTATTAGCACTTTATTCCAGCCTCCAGGCCGGGCACCTCTCTTTATCCCAGCTCCCGTTAGGCACCGGGCACGCCAGGCATGGGTCCTGCAACGACCCCTCTTTATAGATACATTCTCGGCGTCCCTGAGCCGCCAGGTCTTTAACCAGGCCCCGGAGCCTCCCCAAAGTGTCTTCCATGCGACTCTAACCACTGCTAGGCAGAATCTCCAATATAGAGAGTTTGCCCGATTTATTTCTACTACAGAATCGCCAGCCAGCCTGCTTGAAACAATAACCAGGGTTCACACTTTTTACTTTTGCATCTGCCACATAGGTATAAAGGCGCTCGCCAGGCCACCTAATCCATGCCAACTCACAAGCCTCATTAATTAAATCACTAGATAGTATTTCTCCCTCATTCCGGAAGCAGGCACAATTAACACCGCTTTGATTATCACCACTGATAAACTTACGCCAGATAAATAGGGCATCACACTTAATAGTAATTAACACTATATATTCACCAGGCCCGACAAATTTTCGTCTGGGCCTCCCATCTCTATATTTACGAGCAGAGTAGTGACGGAGATATAATGCTCTAGCTCTATCATCACCATCTCGAACGGGTATCCAGTTCTCCCCAGCGAAAAATGCAACCTCATTCATTTAACCCTCTTCACAGCTCCAGCCTCCAGGAGGGGCATCTCTCTTTATCCCATCTTCCGTTAGGCACCGGGCACGCCAGGCATGGGTCCTGCAGCGACCCCTCTTTATAGATACATTCTCGGCGTCCCTGAGCCGCCAGGTCTTTAACCAGGCCCCGGAGCCTCACCACGGCGTCGTCCAGGTTCTCCAGGAATTTATCCTTACCGCTCCCCTCTTCCATCTGCCGGAGTAGGTGCCACCGGTCCCAGATTTTCACATGCCCGTCTTTAATCCGGTGGACCAGGACACGGATCTCGTTGTTTACCAACGGATTTTCGTTGGTTTCATCGTTTTTTTCGTCGCTGGACCAGAGGCTCATTTGTGGTTTCTTGGCCATTGAAAACTCCTCATTTGCTGTGAATCAACCATAATCACTCCCTGCCGGGCCCGGGTCACAGCGACATACCACACCCTGGCCTCGGTTGCCGAGTCCCCCGCCGCCTCTTCATGCGTCCTCCTTGCCATATCGGGCAGTATGATCACATGGTCCGCCTCCATTCCCTTGACCGAGTGTATAGTGCCAAGCATGAGGAGGGGTCTGGCGGTGAGTGCCCCTTCCCCATGCTTGGTGATCACCCTCCTGAAGTATGCCCTATGGGGTGGCGCCATCTTCAGGAGATCCAGGTACTCCTCACTCCCCGCAAGCCTGATGAACGCGTCAGTCACCTTGTCAAGAAGTGAGGGGAGACGGACCAGATCCCCCGGGATATCCTGGGCTCGCCTCTTGATCTCGGCCTTTAGTCCCCTCACCAGATAGGGCTTCTGGGGGATATAGTCCAGGAGGTGGGTCAGGATGGACACCGGCAGGGGCTCGTTGCGTAAAAATCTCCGCAATAGCATCACCCTGTCCGCGACCTCTCCCCGGAAGGGGGAGCTCCCCCGCAAATTGCCAAAGGGCACGCCCCGCAAATAGAGATCCTCCACCAGGGCGGTGAGGAGATATCTATTCCTGACCAGTAGAAAAGCACTCCCCTCAAGATGCTCCACAACATCAAGCGCCCTCTGGACAGGCGACCGCTTAACGTAGCCCTCGGCGTCTCGCGGTCGATAAGAGGGAGTGCCGGCTAGAATTTGACGGGAGAGCTCATATACCTGCCGGGGGAGGCGAAAACTCTGGTTTAATAGGGTATATGTGTCCGCCTGCATCGCGTCAAAGAGCTCCGGCCGAGATCCTTGCCACTGGTAAATAGCCTGGAAGGGGTCGCCGGCGATGTAATGTCTCTCCACTCCATTGAGCCAGAGATCGATGACTCTGAGCTGCAAAGGGGAGCAGTCCTGCGCCTCGTCCAGTACGAGAACACGCACCCCGGGGGTCAACCCTTGCCTCAGCACCTCGATCAACATATCTGAAAAATCATAAAGACCGTTGTCTTTTTTATATGTGTCATATCTTTCCTGAAACTTAATCACCACCGGCAGCGACCACCCCAGAGGCAGGTACTCCATCCGCATGAACGTGCGATAAGCCTGCTCGGTATCGAAGAGTAAGTTTTTCCGCCAGCCTTCAAAAAAGAGAAGGTAATCGCCGAGCGTTTTTAGTACCCTATCACGCACCTCATACTTGTCGTCATCCTGATACTCAGAGAAGTCGGAGATCTCATAGCCGAAAAACTGAGCGAATTTGCGGAGCTCCGCGCCGGCTATCACCTTTTCCTTCGTCAACCCGAGAAGACGGAAGCATTCGGAGTGGATAGTCCTGAAGTGGGGGAACTGGCCATCGGCCGAGATCCTCCGCGATGCTTCCCTGGCAGCCGCCCGGGTGAAGCTGTAATACCCGATATTCTCCGGGGTGACACCGCTCTCAATTTCCCTTCTCGCCCTATCGATGAGAGCGCGGGTCTTACCCGTTCCGGGAGGCCCCTGTAACTTTTCAATAACTGCCATAACAAGCCTCTAATTTCTGTTATATATGGTGGCGATGGAATTTGTTACTTTTGTGTTACCGATTGCAGGGGTGTGTGACACATTTGTAACATCGTAAAAGTAACAAAAATAGATACGATGTTACTTTGTTACTCCTTTTATGAAATCCGAAAAATAAAATTTTCGGATTTCATCGCTACCATAATAGTAATAATTTGATCCTTTAGAAGTCGATATTGGGATCTTCCTCGACATGCTCAGCCTCCCCCTTTGGCAATGCCCACAGAGAGAACGTCTTAACGCCCACGCGGACGTGCTTAGTATCCCCGCCGGCGTCCCTGATCACAGACCAAAGCGCTGATGATCTAATCATTACCTGGTGCCTTGACCTGAGATAGCTCACCGCATCCTTTGCCCGGAAGTACCAGGTCTTATCTCTTTCCACGGGTCGGCCTGACTGCACATCCTCGCTGGTCTCTGCCTTGGGCGCACTCTCCAGCCAATCCCTTATCAGATCCACAACCTCCACCCTATCAGAAGCATCGACAGGCGCTGGCTCACACACAACATCCCGGAGCTTCTCGTCTAAGGCCGCCTCCCATTGCTTCTGAGTCATGTCGATGTTGGGGATAAAGTCGAGCTCCATCATCACAGCCTTTTTAAACCGGCCTATCCTCATTAGATCCTCGGGGTCGAGCTCGATCTGGTAGCCGTCTATGGCAGCGCGATAGGTCGGTGGGTGCGATCCGATCTTTGTTAAACCCTGGAGTGCGATTGCGGTAGACTCCACCTTTTTATCTCCCTCCAGGTATCGCTTGCGATAGACAGGACACTCCGGGGTGCAAAGACCTGCCGCCTCGATGTCGGCACAGCCGAGCTTATACTTCCCGGTGTAGCCATCCTGCACGCTGCGCTCAATATGTTTAGTCCCCAGGGGCGGATTGTTATAAAGGTGATCCCACTCTAGGAGCGTTGATAACGCCAGGACCTCCGGCATTCCCTGGCGGCAAAGGTGGCAGGCAAGACGAAGGGATGCAATATGGCGAAAACCCTCCTCTACCCCTTCCATCATTTTGCCAAAGCATGGGAGCTGGGCCTTTGTGGGCCTAACGGCGTGCCGGTCCGCCCCGATCGGGGTCGGAAACTCGGCAAGGATGGCGTCCAGGTCTAGCTCGGTTATCCGGGGGCTGTCGATGACCTGTTGTATCCCCTGGTCCGGGAGGGGGGCAAAGTCATCGTCTACGAAAAAGGTCTTATTTTTGGTGACCTGGTGGAGCCCCCATGGGAGCTTGATAGCGTTGCCCGGGTGCTCGATCGATGCCTGGGACTGTTTGGGGAAAGGCACCTCCACCTGGAAGGGTAGGGCGTCATGGTCTTTTTTATACTGCTCCAGAGCGATGTTGAATAGCTGGTTTGCCTTCTTAGCCGGCACGAAACACTTAAATATAACCCAGACGTGATACCCCTTCCGGCCGCTGTCCTCTATTAACGCAGTTATATTGAAGTGAGCAATCCACCTCTTTAAATAAAGGGCGAGGTCCCGAGCTGCATCGCCCCTGTCATCGATATCGAGGACGGCAAGGGGTGAATTCCCGATATCGTTGACCAGGTATCCGGCGATGGTCCATTGCCCCTTACAGTGAGACAGGAGCACATCCTTGGTGAGGGGGCTGCGGTATACAGTATAATCGCCACTCACGCCTTGAACGGCGTAAATATCTTTTCTGCCCAGGAAATGGGTCTCTAGTAGGCCGGCCATCTGCTGAGCGGACTTGTCTGCTTGCTTTGTGCTCAAGACCCTTACCTTAAAGACTCGGGATCTTATTCTTCAAACAGACCTTTTTGCTCTTTGTCCTGCATAGTAGGCTTAACCCAATTTTCCGGCGGCATTGCGCGCAGATCCTCAATCAACGCGGTGGCCGCTTTTTTTGTGAGTCCTTTGTAGGAATCGAGCGCCTGGGCTTCAGTGAGTCCTAACCTTTCTTTTGCCAGGCGGATAATATAGTTTAATTGCGCTTCAGTTAGCGATCCCCCCTTCTGTTTTGGTTTCGTATCTGGGCCAGTGGTTTTCTTGTCTTTCCCATCCTCCTCCTCACCGGGAGGCAGGACGCGGTACTCGGCGTCAATTACCTCGAGCGCCATAGTGACACCCTCCGCCCGCTCCATCATCTCTGAAGTCAGCTCCACCATTCTATGTTTAGCCTCGGGCATGTTCTCCCTGATCCACCGCTTGATCGCTCTTACCCTGGCCTGGTTGCCCGGGAGGTCCGCTGCGGGAGTCCCCATCGAGTCTGCTTTTTTCTGTTCCCACTGTTTAAACCATCCATAGGCAGATGTCGTCTGCCCCTCGGCCATGTCTTTTGTCCTGCCTGTGGCCTTCCATACCCAAGCGTCGCTTTCGCCGCAGATCGCCTTCCTGAGCTCGGGGTCGGTGACCGGCTCCACCATGGGAGTGCCGGCCCACTTTTCGGGGCAGCCCCTTGCCGCCATGGAGAGCATGCCGTCCTCGGTGATGATAGTCACGACCACCTTTTTACCTTTACTTGCGAAGGTTACCGGGACGACCTCCCCCAGGAAGGGGTCGATATCGAGGCGCCAACAGTTCATAATAAAAAGAGCGGCCGATGGGTGATCCATGTCGGCCGCGGGGAACCTGGTCTTTAACATGGCGATCGCCCGGTCTAAGTCCGTCCTATTGGGCAGCATTCGCTTGTTGACCTGATTCTCGAAATAGACCGGCACCACGGCGCCCCGGCGCATATCCTGGGTGTAGGTCGTTCTCTCGATATAGCCCTGGTGACTGCGGTCGATCGGGCAACCGACCTCCAGGCAGTCCTTCTCCGGGTTAGTGCGGATTTGGAGCTCCGCGCCGCAGGAGCATACATTCTCCTGTGTTATTCGACGCATCTCGTCGATCTGTTCTTGGGTCGCATTAGCCATCTTCGTCCTCCTCGTTTTTTATTAGGTGAATAATGTTGTTAAATAGCCACTTTGGAATAAGGACGCACCACTCCGCAGAGCCACTATCCCATGCCTCCCAAACAACGGCGTCCTTTAGGAGTTGCTTAACACTGAGGCTCAATTCACTTCTTCGCAGAAAAAGTGCTGTGCTCACGCACAATGTCGGCACACTGTTTTAGTGTTAAGTTTTCGGCGGCATTGGCGGCGGCATTGCCGGCATAGGCGACATAGGCGACATAGGCGGCATAGGCGCCGGCATTGGCGGCATTGGCGACATAGGCGGCATAGGCGCCGGCATTGGCGGCATTGGCGTCGGCGTTGGGGTAGGCGTCGGTGTCGGCGGCGGCATCGGCGGCATCGGCGGCGGCATCGGCGGCGGCTCTAACATCCTCTAAGGTAATACCATTCTCTTGTCGCGCCCATGCCTCTGCTGTTTCAATAGCCTTCAATGGCCTTTCTTCACCCTCTTTAACATAGGGTAGTGCCAACCGTGCACACTTGCAGGCAATTAAAACCAATTCTCTGCGACTGTCCGACTCAGGCTCACCAGACAGCTCCCCGAGTAACCAGAGCATCCAGTCACCGCGTTCACAGGCTGCCCATGCAGAGGCTAGATTATCAAAGTTGTTACACCACTTGGTGGCCTCTCTACAAGCACCCATCTGTGTGATTGGTTTAATCCAGTTTTTCATTTTACTTTTCCCTCCTTAATTCCTTCTCAGGTGCATTACCATATTGGCTAGACTGCGGTTAAGCCTCGTGCAGTCACCATTGGTCGCTGCTATAACATCCGTCTCTGATACAGAGCCAAATGGTGTGACGAACAACCGCGTACCCGAATTATAGGTACACTTCGCAGGCTGTAAGCATCTACTAGCCAGCTCCCCGGCTATGATGCTCATACCGAGAGTGACTTGCCCGTGATTCGGTCTGGGGTCCATTTTGTCACCCCCCTTTTTAAGGGAACTATATACTTGACACAACCACTGTGATATGATATAACAGCAACCTCGTCCTCCCTTACGAAAGGCTATGATGCTCATACCGAGAGTGACTTGCCCGTGATTCGGTCTGGGGTCCATTTTGTCACCCCCCTTTTTTAATCTAGGCCGATCAGGTCTTTGATCTCAGCGACCTTTCGATTCAGAGCGTCCTCGTTGTTTCTTTTTGCGTCCATGCAGGCATGTTGGGCTTGCCTCTCTGCATGTATTGCTTTCAGCCTTGTCTCTGCCACCATGCCCACATGGGAAAGGAACTCCCCCGGGTTGGAATAATACCCATCCGCCGGCAGTTGAATAATAAACCCGTAGGTGCCGTCTACTGACTCATCGAAAGAGATACGGACAACTAGCGAATCATCCTTTTGATAATCCATCCGCCAGCCCACATACTCTATATGAGCCTGGTGGCCATCAACATCGATCGCTATCCTTTTCACCTTTGCCTCCTCGGTATTTCTCCACTTGTGGCTATCGCCATACAATCACAACAGGAAACACTACCACAATAGGATGTCAACTTCTCAAGCTCATCTGCGTCTGGCCTTCGGGTAGTTATCCAGCAATGTCCGTCACCAGGGTGCTTTATAAATACTAGCAATGGCTGTGGTTCCACTTCATCACAGAAAGCCCAGGGTTCGCAGTTCTGTATGTAGGCTAAATGAGTGACACCGTCAGATGTCCTCACAGAGTAAATCCTATCTAGCTCTGTTAGCTCCATTTTCTCAGCACATGATCGATATAGTGGGGTGTGCGGAACCGGGTGATCTTCCAGCGACCCCGACTTTGTTCATCCTCAGACCCTAAATCCTCTAATTCCTTAATTAGGTCCCTCCAATCTTTACCCTCTGAGAATTCCGTGAGCTCATAGTAAGTCTCGGTGCTACAGAAGCCGTAAATAGAAAGAAGCGCCTGGGCAGCCCGGTGCCCGGCGCCTCCCTCGCCGCCGTTATCCCCTCTGAAGCCGTCCCCGATTATCGCCGCCTCCTTAACCGTGTGGTCTATTATAACCACCCCGTAACACTGACTATGCTGACCTTGCCCGAGATTATCCCCTGACGGGAGCTCCCAAACCTCTATGTAGTGATCGATCCGAGCGGCCAGCTCGTCCCGGAGTGCCTTGAGCGCCTTCTGGGTAATGCCGAATGTGTCAGTGTGGACAGAGATTCGCATTTATCATCTCCTTTCTTAACAATGTGTTTTCTGCTTCAAGCGTTGTGATCCGTTTCTCTAGTAGGGTTACCTGGTGCTTCAATCGCTTCATTAGAGATTTGGTCTTACCGTCAAATCATTCTTCTTTCTAGTTTATCAGTGGGATGTAGGGATCGGCGGAGTTGGAAGGTGAGTAAAGCCCTCCAAGAGACCGAAAGTTACACCCCACTGATAATCCTATCAACTGCTTCTGCCATCCTCACTAGAGGCTCGGGCATGGCGTAACGCTTTGCTGGTGACCCACTGATAATCCTTACACCGTCTGCCTCGATCGTCGTCCAGTTACATCTGCCCTCTTTAATGCACCGGGCGCACCAGGGGATACCGAGCTTAGGGTGCCGGGCATGGTTAGCCTCACACCCGGCCGTGCGCTTCTTTGCGAAGCCCCTGTCTCTTTTCTCTACTTTAATTCTCGGCATTAGTGCCCTCTCCCAATACGGGCAATAGGAGCTGCTGTGAAAAAGGCGAGTGCTCAGCATGTACTTTCTTGTTACGCTTCTCGTCGGTATCCCAGTAGAAATCTACAGTGGTTGATATATTGGCGTGGCCCAGCATCTCCGAGACGGCAGCGATCACACTCTCCCCGCCGTGCTCTATGGTATTGGTGGCAAAGAAATGGCGGAGCTGGTGACAGGTATACTTCTTGATCCCGGCCTTGCGGCACAGGCGCGCCAGGCTGCGGTTAGCGTCTGTGTTGTTCCAGCCGGTAATCGACTGCGACGGGAATACCAGGTCACCGGGCTGTCCGTGATTATTCTTTGTCTTCTCCAGGATGGCGCAGACTAACGGTGACAGTGAAACAGTGCGCTCCTTATCACCCTTACCGATCACCGTTACCTCCCGGTCCTTGAGGTTGACCCCCCCCCAGATTAAGCCGGTGAGCTCTCTGAAACGTATCCCGGTATCAATGAATAGGGCAAGCATGACGGCTAGCTTCGGCGTGTCAACAACGCTTAGTAGTTTCGCAACTTCCTCTTGAGAGGGCGATTTGACCCTTCTCTTGGGCACTTTGGGTGGCTTCATGGTTTTTGTCGGATTCTCAAACCATAGCCCCTGCTCATACAGGTAACTAAAGAAGCTCGCAATGGCTTTAAGCTCGTTTTTAACAGCAGCAGCACCCACCCCCTCCAGGAGCTCTGCCGCCTGGTGCTGCTGGATCGAGAGGGTCGTGGGTCTTTGACTGTCCTTGATCAGGCTCCGGACATAGTGTGTATATAACTTTATTGTGCTAGGCCGGTAATGCGTTATCATCCACGACGTCCATAAAGGTATCCCCTCCTCCAGGGTTTGCAGACCGGGCGCCATTTCTGGGGGTGTATTTACGCCCTCGTTCTCGCAGAGCTGCCTGACAAGCCCCTTTACTACCTGCTGGCTCTGGGGTGAGAGATAATCGATAGACTCAAAAAGCTTATCCATGGCGTCATCTCCTTAAAATAGGGTGTCTCGTATTATGCTGCCTTCATTACGTATTGATATCGTTTATTTGACGTATTCCCACTAAGTAATTTGAACGGTAGAGGTAAAAAGTTTTTCCAGAGGGGCGCTTCCTTGACAAAAGAAGGAATGAGGCTATACCACGGTGGGGAAAACTGGTTAATTTCTGCTGTTAACCCGATGGTTACATGCTTTGCTATTGTGCGGGGCGTAAATGGGCGATTACAGCTACGAAATGAGGCTTCAGTGGTGGGGTGGGGTGGTGGATTAACCCGTCTCATGGCGGCACAAGGTTAACACACATAAGGTTGTTTGTCAAGCCCCCCGGCCCAGGACGGAAAAATTTTTTGCTTTTTGTGGGAAAAAACCCGGGGCTCCAGAATAAGAAAACTGGCCCGAGGCTTTCATTTTCCCCGCCGACGGCTATCAACTTCCGGCTGGGACGCCATGAGACCGCTGAGCCAGTTGACTTTATTGTATCATCCCCCCTCCTGAAAATCAACAGGAGGGGTCAAATCTTCGTTTTTTAGGGGGTATTAGCCCTTTGCGGGTAGTCTAACATCTGGAGACCCCTTTCAGGGGCAGGCGAAAATCGACTTTAATGCCGGCACCAACAATAATGAGCCCATCAATATAACAGACCATATCGCCCCGAGGAGCACGGCTATTATTGCGGCGTCTTTCACCATGGCCATCCGAGAAATATTGAAATGATAACTATTATCATCCCAGCGAGGAACACCCCAAAAGCGATGCCTTTACCGAAGGCGATGCTTTTCATCTCCTCTAGTCCTCGCTGTTTTTCCTTCTCTGCCTCTTCTAATTCCCGTTGTCTTTCGCGATCTGCCTGTAATGCCTTCTCTACCTCTGTGGGATTTACCCGCTCACCTTTGCGAATAGGCCAATTACATTCTATGCAATGCACATTTGCCATCTCATTAACGATTTTTCTCCGATTTGGCACCCCATCAATTATACCTCGGTGACCGCAACTTTCACAAACAAAAGCGATGCTATAAGTTTCTGCCACCTTTTTCATCTCCACACCTCCATCAATGTTGACTCCAACCTCACCCTTATATTATACCACAACCTTGACAACCACTTTTTCTACGTGATACAATGAAATTGAGCCCTCAGAGGCTCCTTTTTGTTAATAGAAGAGGAAGTTATAGGATGAATGCTTGGCAAAAACACCTAGAGGAATTGTATATTGATGAGGGCTTAACAACTCGTCAAATTGGTACACAAATTGGTTTTAGCCAAACTACTATATACAATTCCTTGAAAGATGCTGGTATTCCTATTAGGCATGGAAATTGGAAAGGTGGCAAACATAAAACGAGAAGGGGCTATATTTTAAGGCAAGCTCCTGGTCATCCGAGAGCTAATAGTAAAAACTATGTCTATGAGCATATTCTTATATGGGAAGAGATACATGGAAGGCCTCTACCTAAAGGATGGAGTGTCCATCACATTAATGGCATAAAGTCTGACAATAGGCCAGTGAATTTAGCTGGCCTTCCTAACATGAAGCACTGTAGGGTCTTTGAAGTCAAGGCTAGACGGATTAGAGCTTTGGAGACTAGGGTTAGATTGCTGGAGCAAGCCCTAGAGCAAAACCAGCTCATGTTCTTAACATTAGAAAATTAGGGGCTTTTTATTATGGGCAAAGGGTGGACAAAGAGGAAACCAGAGACGTGCCCTGAGTGCGGCAAAGAGTTTAAGTTTCTAGCTCAGCATATCAGGATGGCACATGGAAAGGAGACTACTGTGACTGAGGAGAACAATGAAGGGACGAAGCAGCCTGACGTGACTGAGGCGATCAAGGGTATCGGGGAAAGGCTGGACAAGATAGATTCGGACTTCTGTTCACACTTCCCTGATTTATGCGAGAAGGTGGACCGGCTAGAGCAGGCCATCCCGGACACTGTGGAGCAGGGATCTGAGCGGTGGACAACGGCCAGGAAGGCAGACCTTGAGCATGCACTATTCGAGGACTGTCCCGATTGTAAACCAGTAACGGATGCTGTCCTGGCAGCCAGGGGTAAGAGGTTGGCCGATGTTGAGCCGGAGACCAAGGTTGATGAGGAGGAGGAGCAAACCGAGACCAAGGTTGATGAGGAGGAGGCCAAGGTTGAGGATGTTGAGGAGAAGAGGACTTCGGGCGGGTACTTCCCCGGGTCGGTGTGGGACGAAGAGAAGGAGCTTTACGTTGAGCAGTAACGGCGGTGCTGAGAGATTCCCCTGCCCTAAAGGGTGCGGCAAGGATTTTAAGACTAACTCGGCGGCTCACGCTCATTCTATTCATTGCAAGTTTATAGCCCCGGTCGAGCCCGATCCCGAGGACACTATCGACAACCCTGCCGGCGTCGAGCCTGAGCTTAGCGAGGCGGAGATGGCGATCTATAATCGGGTTGCCGGCTTTGTTGGAGCCCAGGTGGAGCAGGGAATAGCAGGCCTTCAGGTGAGGGTGCAGGAAAGCCTCCTGGCTGGGCTGGGCCAGGCTTTGCCTCAGATGGTAGAGGATAAAGTGGGGGAGGGTATAGTCAAATTCGTGGAGTCGCTTAAAAATCCCGCGCAACCGGCGGCCGGGGCCGACCCCGGGACTACGGTTGCCACTGCCGGCAATGGAAGAGGCACGTCAGGCCTGGGAGACTTGATGGCGCTGGCTGGTCAGCTCAACGACTTTCTCGATACCAATATAGGCAAGATACTTTATAATAAGTTCTTTAAAGGTGGGGCAGCCGCTAAAGGGAATTGGAAGGAGTGGGCTAGAGGTCATAGTATGGCAGTCAGGATGCTTGGCGCTAATAAGAGCGACTCGGATGCGACCGCGTTAATGATTAAGGAGATGACCGGACCTTATAAAGCGAAGACGGGGAATGACTTACTTAGAGGTATGAATGACGCCGCCGAGATGTGGCAGCCGTCTAAGAAGGGCGTAACGGCAGCTCCGCCCCCGGAGGTGAAAAAACCATGAGCCCAAAACTAGAAGGACCTGGCGCAACTCTCCCCGTCCCGATCGCTGAAAAACCTATCCTGAAGTGGCAGCGGGAGCAGATAGTTAAGGAGCTCCTCCTTCTTCAGGATCACATGACAGACCCCACCTGTCCCTGTTCAACCGATGGGGAATTTTGCACCAGGAAGCATCTGTTGTTGATTGAAGCCTATGCTCAAGAGACGGTCGCCATCGCCAATACAGACGAGGAGAAGGCTAAACTCAATGACCTTGCAATAGAGTGTCAACGGCTCCGGGCGTATGAGGAAAAACAGCTCTGCAATCAGGATGTCGAGGTGGATATCGATGTGGTGACTTGGGCTCGGGACTGGCGGAAGCAGTTTGAGGAGGCCAGTATTGCGTGCTCGGTTGTGGCGAAGCATGATGTCGTCCCCTTAGATTACGATGAGGAGGAGGCCGCCGAGATCCCGGCAGCGGTTACTCACCCATGGGCACCCTGTCAGTCTCATTGTAGTCGGGCAGCCGAGTCTGTAGCCGGAGAATGTATCGGTCGCGCCATGGCCAAAACAAAGAAGACGGGGCTGGAGCATGGCTGCATACTGAAGCAGCCCCCGGTGGCAGTGAGTGGCCATGAGCGCACTATACGGCTGGGACATCCTGGACATCCCGCCTTTCACACACACCCATCCGGGACACCACACCCGTCAGGGGACGATTATCACGAGGCAGAAGCCAACAAGCGCCCCTACTTCTGCATCGGTTATCACCAGCGCGGGGAGCCATTTGTTAGCTGTTGGAGAAATACAGAAGCTATGGCGGGGGTAGGTAAGGCATATGGCTCCGACCCAGGCTTAGGCTCGGCTATAATGACGGGGCTCGGCGTCGGGACCGGCCTGGTGGTGGCGCAGAAGGTGTTGGGGAAGGATAAAGGCAATGGGGGCTCTAATCCCCACGACTTCCTAGCACTTTCCAAATGCGAAAAAGAGCACCATCTTGGGCCGAAGCTGGAGAGGTGTGTTGTTAAATTGGAGGACCGCAACATCGAGAAGGGGTGCCCTCCGATGGGCTTAGGGACCAGGAAGTGCCCTAACCCAGTCGCAGTCTGTCGCGCCAGTATATCGCAGCCTGTATGTTCGAGGTAATTAAAGGACGCTCGAGTGAATGTACTTATACTGTATTTCCTTGCCGTCAGAGCATTCCAATACAATGAGAGGGAGCAATCATCATTGAAGGCTCGCTCTCTCGCCGATGCTTTAGGTAAGCCCCTTCTTAATGCAGGCTGCGGCGGTGAGTCCTGGCATTTTAGTGCTCCTGCTATCTCCAGGCGTAGCGATGTGAATATGGATATTGTCCCTCGTAATGCCCCAAATTTCGTGATGGGTGATGTTCAAGATATGGCCATGTTTTCTGATAAGCAATTTGGAGTTGCCTTCTGTTCACATGTGCTTGAGCATGTAGATAATCCAGAGAAGGCTTTGCGGGAACTCCATAGGGTTGCAGACTATGTTGTATTTCTAACGCCCGGGTGGTGGGATTTAGCTACATACTTTAATCCCGACCATAAATGGGTGCTTAAGGGTGATCAGTGGGAAAGTTTACATAGGAAGGAGGGATATAACATGCCTAGAAGAGATGGAACGGGACCCCCGCAAGGGGCTGGTGGACCTCGGGATGGCCGAGAAGGATGTGTTAAAGATGCAAAAAATAGTTAAAAATAATAGCTCCCCAGGTGGGTTTAGGCTGTCTGATGAAGCATTTCTTAGACTTAGAGAGCTAGGTCACAAGACAGAACCTAGAGATGATCCAAATGATATACCTAGAGATGATCCGCGACTAATTCAAGTTATAGAGGAATTAGGAGAAAGGGCAAGCGGTAAATACTCTGTTTTAAAGATAGTAGAAATACCAGATGGTGTTGAATGGGAAATCCAGGAAAATCTTGGCTATGAATGGGTGGCTGAAAAGCATAGAATATGGGAATAACTAACCAAATGAAAGGAGGGATTTAATCATGCCTGGAAGAGATGGAACTGGACCCCCGCAAGGGGCTGGTGGACCTCGGGATGGCCGAGGTGGTGGAGGCGGCCGCGCCCCAGGACAGGGCGCAGGCCCAAAGACCGGCGGTAAAAAGGGGAGGTGCTAAAGTGAATCCCCATAGGGTTCTGTTCGGTTTAGATGGACACCTAACCCGAACTGGAATATACTCCTATCAAGGGGTGGGCTATGATGAGTAAAGCCTGCCTCTTAAGTAGAATTGGGATATGCTGTTATCTGCCCTTATTATTAGTGGTATTGCATTGGTGGTGGCCATAATGGCTATCCCAACTGTATTTCAAATGATTTGGGGAAGACCAAATATTGAGATAATGTTTACGGAGTCAATAGATGCGAGGAATGAGAAATATCTTCAGTGTCAAATAATTAATCGTCCACTTGAAAATCGCTTACTTCGTAAGCTTGGTGTATATCGTAGATCTATTGACGATGTTCACTTCCTCTTCTCTGTTATGGATACAAAAACATCTAAAATGGTGGTCACTGATATACATGCATATATTTATACCACACAAATTGGTAAGCCGATGCCTTCAGTGTTTCTTCCTGCGTCAACTATTCCAGCAATGATTAATTTGGTTAAAACAAAAGATGACATATATACAAATACTATTGCTCCTTACGGGGCGAAAAACATCCAATTACAAATAGGCAAATACTGTGCAATTATCAGAATTAGAACTTCCGAAAAAGAAAAAGAGTACCATAGAAATTTTTATGTTGGGAACAAGCAACAAGATTTACATTGGGAATCTATCGATTCGACTAAGACCCCAAACTAGAATAGGGGATGAGCAAAAATGACCAATCATATATACAGAAGCAATATCAAAGGGCATCACCCGCCGATTCACATTTGCACAGCAAGCCAATGTCAGTTTACTTCTACCCACATTACCACCATTCTCTGTAAATATTGTGGCTCAAAAAATGTGGTGAAATACGGGAAGAAGGGCGATACTCAATATTACCTATGCAAAGACTGCAACCACACCTTTGCTTGGAATAATACCCTGCCAGGGATGCGCTATCCACCATACCAGATAGCAACCGCTATCAGCCTATTTTACGATGGGCTTTCAATAGATGCCATAAGAAGGCAGCTAGACAGTATCTATCGGGTTTACCCTTCGGACTCTACTATAACTTCTTTAGACCGCACGAAGCCCTTAATAACAAGACACCTGCGGAAGTCGCAAAGGCTGACTTCTCATATAAAAACTGGAAGGATGTAGTAATAGATAAGGATAACCATAACAGGAGGTAAAAGTAATGGTAACAACCGAAAAGAACATGACAATACTTAGGAGTCTGCCTGATATCCATAAGGAGATTGCCCAAGCTATGAGGCAATTTAGGCAGATTGTTGAATCCAAAAACGATGGAGCTTTGCCTAGCCAACAGGACAAGCGAGTGCTAGAGCTTACAGAATTATGGCTAGAGCTTCAGAAAGAGGAGGCTATGGGTATTCCACAAGTGTTAGATATTGCTGAAGAAATCTAAAGGAGGATTTAACCATGCCTGGAAGAGATGGAACTGGACCACCGCAAGGGGCTGGTGGACCTCGGGATGGCCGAGGTGGTGGAGGCGGCCGCGCCCCAGGACAGGGCGCAGGCCCGAAGACCGGCGGTAAAAAGGGGAGGTGCTAAAGTGAATCCCCATAGGTAACACTTGACAAAACAACTTATTTAGTGATAGCATATTTTTGAGCCCTCGAAGTCTGGTAATATCGAGGGCTCTTTATATTTACCAGATTCCGAGGAGCAATTTAAGGGGGAGCAACCCCGGATAAAGGGGTTAAGGCTCCCCCTTTCCTTTTGTTCGGGTTGCTCAGCCCTCTTGAAAGGGGGTAAGGCTTATGGCCGGCAAAGCAAAAAAGAAGGGCACTTGCCTCAGATGGTCGAAGGGGCGCAAGCGCTGTCTCAAGCGTGCCAAGAGGTAAAAATCTATCAATCGAGGAGGTATTAAAGAAGATGAAGGCTTGTATAGTAGTAAACACAAAGAGGGGGCGGCGGTGTAAGTGCGGCAACAAGTTTGCCAAGAATAGCCGCTGTGGGCTCCCCTCTAAAAAAGGGAGGTAACCCATGAGTGAGGAAAATGCAGTAGTTGCAAAGGATTCTGGGGTCACATCGATTGCAAACAAGGTAAGGGATATCCAGATCCTCGGCATTCCCTTCGGGGAAGCTGTCGTAGGATTCGGGTCGGCCCTGGTGGTGTCCGAGCTGACCGATGGCCTCATAACGCCAAAACTGCCAACAAACGTACCCGCGGTCGCGATAAAGGTAGGGGAAGCCTACGCCATGAGCCGCTGGGGGCACAAGATTATAGGAAATGGCGGCGCGAGGATGGCAACTGTGGTCCTGGGCTATGACGCTCTGAGGACAGTCATTCCTTTGGATGACTGGATCAGGAACGCTATAGCCAAGATAACAGGTATGCTTCCTCTAACTAGCACCGCGCCCAACTATCAAACTACCACAGCACCCGCGAGCTCAGGCGGGAGTGGAGGAGGCAGTCAGGACGCCATGAGCATACTGAACATGGCATTAGTAGCATCGGGAGGTGATGCATGACCACGAAACGGACACCATTAGTTGAAACTCTGGACTATGCGGCAAACGCAACGAGGAGCCTGGCGCTGGAGCGGGTAGGTATAATCACCGACCTGGAGCTCCGGTTAAAGTTCCAATACGACGTATCAACGTCTAATACCCCAACACAGGACCAGTTAGCTAGGATCGTCAAGGGTTTGGCCGTTAAAGACGGACAGGGGCGTACATGGTGGTGTTGCGGCGACGGCCGACAACTTCACTGGCTCAATTATCTCCAGTTTGGCGGTCAGGTGAGGATGGACACCCTCGAAACTGGGGACGACACTGACTACATTGCCGAGGCGCTGTGGCATATCCACTTCGGGGTCAACCCGAAAAATCCATTCGACCCGTCGGCGGGGATCCCGGCAGCGGAGCTGGGTCAGCTCGCCCTGGAGATCACCTGGGGAGCGGCAACTGACTTTGCTGCAAGTGGTGTTAGCATTGACTCGGGCACCGTGTATGTAACGCCCTCCACGATACTCGCTGGGCCGCAATACAGCGCAGTGCGGAAAAACATGCTACTGCCTAATGTCAGGTGGGAGAGGTACGACATCGCCTCTGCTCTCGGTAACCTCGGCGTAACTCGTGAGCTACCCGCGGGCACGCTGCTCAGAAAGACTCTGGTAATGGTCGTTGACAGCGATGACACCCGCATGGTTACTCCTACCGATGAGGACGTTACCGAGGTAGGCTACATCAAGGCGCTGGAGAATACCATCCCCTATAAGGCGAACTGGATCGCTCTGGAGGGTGATATGCAGTCGCGCTTGGGCCTGGCGGCAAAGCCCGTCGGCGTGGCGATGATCAACTGGGGTAGTATCGTCGGTGGCCCGGCCATGGATCTCAGGGGGCGACTACCTGGAAATGATCTAATCGGCTTCACCACAATAGATACCGGCGGACATATCTGGCTCTTGCACCTGGCTTATTCGATGTAAGGGGGGAACGCATGAGAGGGCAAACTGGGTATGCTCCTCCCTGTGCTGGGGTGAACCTCATACTTGAACCGCCCCAGGAGGTGGCATGGGCAAAAGCGTCGTTTCACGTCATTGATGGATGGGCTACTGTCGCACTCAAGGTTAATGGCGTTACTACCGTTGCTGAGCAAGATATAAGCGATCTTCATGGGCAAGATGTCGTCATTGAGGGGAGGATATCACCAGAGTTTGCAACCTCTATTCTGGTTGGTGTTTACCCCATAAATGCCAACATAAGCAACATCAACGTCGAATACTCTGACGCGGAACAGTCCCCAGCTGGCGGCTTCAGTCTCGACCGTATAATACAGTGGATCAAGGATAACCCTATCTTGGCGGCAGGGATAGGCATCGGTGGGTATCTGCTAGTGAAAAAGAGGTGATCCAATGGCTGGGTGGATAACGCTGGCTGAGGGCAAATCTACGGATGAGTTTCGGACGCCGAAAACATCAATATCTGAGCTGCCCGATGGGACACCGATTAAGTGCACCATTGAGACGCCTTGGTATCTACCAATCGCTCCCCTGTTCGACCTATTAGGCGCTGAGACAGGGTGGGCAGCTCAAAAGATACGCGATGAGGCTGGAGCTAGGATTATAGATGTCGAGGGTGTTGGGTGGCATAAGATTATCTTCCACATGGAGCCAGCAACACCAGCCTTCGTGGTCCCTCTCATCATCGCAATCGCCGTGATAGTGACCAGCGTTTGTATTGCTATTGTCGCAATTAAACTTGAGGCTTTTGTGGAGGCAGCCGGACCCGCTTTTTTATGGGGGATCCTGATCTTAGCAATGGGACTATTGTATTACTTAGTGGTAGGGAGTAAAAAGGGCACAAAAAAGGAGAAGGCTCCGACGTAAAGGGGGAGAGGAAGTTTGGCTCAAAACCGAGTTACTAGAATGATTATGACACCTGTCGCTATGCCAGTTAATAAGCCACAGCAGAAGCAGACGATGGCTGTCCAGGTCTTGCTCATTTCCATGTGCCACCTCCCGACTTGGTTATAAGGTATAACACGTAAAAAGTCAAGAGAGAGCTCCACCGTAAAGGAGGATATATGACCAAAAAAACTGAAGAGAAGGGAACAGACTGGGGTCTGTGGGGATTGTTAGCTTTGGGGGCGTGGTATTTCTTCGGACGCAAAAGCAACGGGAACGGGAACGGCAACGGTGTAACGCAATTCAGAGGGCTTGAGGTGGGCTATGAGGGTGTTCCAGGCTCAGCTATAGAGGTTTATCCCGATGACACCTGGGGTGGCACGCTCAGATTTGAGCATAAGGGGGCTGGCCGGACGGTAAGGGTCGGCATTGGTTTTGCTGTTGGAAGTGGTATTCCCTACATACACAACAACTATTTCACCTATATTCCCGTTGAATTTACGGTTGTTGATCATGCCGAATGGACGCCATGCACTGTTCCGGTGACGAGATTAGTTGGCTCTTTTGGTGGCGCTAATTACCTGAATCAGAAGCTCGATTGCCATAGGTTCATCTCTAACACACCTGTACCTGCCGGTGGGGTGGCGTCCGATGACTACGGCCTCAACGATTGGGATGATGATGTCTATATCGTGAGGGAGCGAATAGGCGCTACCACCTTCCGAGAGCTATCGGTAGAATACCTAGGGCCAGCAGGACCACTGACAACCTGGAGCTTCCCCGGTTCCGGCGTCTTTGAGCGAAGTCTCCCAGGCACATTTGTAGGAGCGGTGATATTGAATAACCTTGTCAACGTCCCATCACAAGTAAGTGTTGTTTGGGGACTCGATGATGCGGGGAAGTGGATATCTTGGAATCGTGCAAGCGGGGCAGGAGCCCTACAATCACTGGTCGCTGGTAAGGTTTACTCTGTAACTACCACCGGCGCCTGTGAGTGGGTAATCCCGACGCCATCCGGAGTCCTTAGCGAGGTAAGAGACCTGGTTAATTCTTATTTATGAGGAGGTAGATCATGTGCCCAGTACAGTATCATACTCATTCAGGAGGGGACTCGGGGCCGATACTCGAAATAATGGCCAGGCATATCGGCCTGGGAACTGGTGTAGTTTACTATGTCTGGAATCAGGGATCGGATGATGAGGGTGGCCTTGACCCTGACAATCCATTGGCTACTATTCAAGCGGCTATCGACAAATGCCGGGCTAACAAAAACGATTATATTTATGTTCTCGATCACTGGGCTGAGGCGAATCTGCCGATCGAAGTTAATAAGGAGCACGTTCACATCATAGCGGTGGGGACGGAAGGGCTAAGGACAGTCCTCACAGCCGGGGATACCGACGCCTGTATCTTCGACATTTCTGGCTCTGGCTTGTATGCCGAGATCGCCGGGTTTAACCTGGGGGGGGGTAACTCGAAGCCGTGCATCGGGCTGAATGTGAGTTGTGGTGTATGGATACATCACAACCGGCTCGGACACCCCTACGGCGCTGATACGCCGCTTTATGGCATCGGCGACACCGGGGCAGGGAATAACACCGAGTCGCTAATCGAGGACAATATATTCTACGGCGACAATATAGGTGGCGGAACGATAACCAGTAACGGTATCTGCCTTGAGAAAGGTGCCACCGCTTCAAAGTGGGATAGGTCGATCATCCGCCGCAACACATTCCTGGGATTAGTGGGGGCTACCCGGGCAGGGGCGATCCTGTTGGACGGGGCAACGGGTGTCAACATCCTGGATAATAAATTCCACGTTCCCGATACCGCCCATGGGGACGCCATTAACCTGATCGATGTTTGTAATGGTTGCCTGATAGATGGTAACCGGGCAGCTCACGGAAGATCAACTATTGAGAACACATACAACCCCTTCCGTGATCTTAACACTGTCGATCGCAATGCATGGGGCGATAACCGCTACAATGGCGTTCAAAGAGATCCAATAGCAACGTAAAATCAGGCTAAGGAGGACAAAACAATGCTTGGAAGAAATTACCCCGTTTTGGAGCTGCTAAGGCAGAGGCCAGCCGGAGTCGGCAAAGTGTTCTTTGTAGATAGTGGTATCGGGGTCGCTGGCGCGGAAGGCACAGACCCTAACAGTCCTTTGCTGACTATAACTGAGGCTCTTGACCGCTGTAAAGCTAGCAAAGGCGATGTGATCATTATACTACAAAATTCGCCTTCGTCTCCGCCGGCCACCGAGACATTCCCTGTCGTAGTAAACAAGGCAGGGGTGCTTATAGCTGGATTGTATAGTAGAGGGTTACTAAGCGATTCAGGATTTGGCGCTGATGCTGATGTGGCCACTCTTGAGATAGCAGCCAATTATGTCACAATAGAGGGGCTGTATCTGGGTTGCCAAGCTGGAGGGAGAGCTGGCGGGATCGTGGAGTTTAATGGCACAAATAGTTACTTCGGAGTAACTTTCAGGAATTGCGTATTTGATACGCAGTATATAGCTACGCACGGCATCCTGGCTAATTACGATCAGCCGTACTTGTTAGTGGAGGATTGCAGGTTTGGGAGGCAAGACATAGCTGGCTATTCAACTGCTGTTATCCATATAGCCAATGGGACTTGTGTAGAGATAAAACGCAACAGGTTCTTGGGCATCACCGGTATAGCTGTAAATTTAGCGACCACCTGTGGCATGGTCTCTGTACTTGACAACCTTTTCTGCACTAAGGATGCTCGTGTTGGTGAGGCGATAACAGTCGGTGCAGGTGCAACGAATAATGTATTTGTCGATAACAAGGCCATAAATGGTATGCTGAATGCGGGGTATACCTACAACCCATTCCGTGATTTGGCAGGCAACACAGCCAACCATTGGGGCTTAAACTATCGCGGTAACGAGGTCATCGAGCCAATCGGAGCGTAAATCAAAAGAAAAGGGAGGTACAATTAAAATGTTTGAATCTATAGGCAGTCCGATATGTATGCCAACTGACCCTTCAAGGGGTATAGCGCCTGGTGGTGGAAAGACGTTTTACGTTAGTGGTTTGGATGCAGATGACAGTTCAGATGACTACGAGGGCACTGACCCGCAGTATCCGTTAGCTACTCTTGCTGCGGCGATAGCGAAGTGCACTCAACGAAAGCACGATTACATTTTCGTGCAAGATATCTATCAGGGCGATACTGCCCCGGTCTTGATCAACGTCAGAAATATGCACATCATAGCCCTTACGGAAGGCAACCAGCTTGGAGGGCGCGGTGTATTCGACGGGCAAGCGGTAGACGCCTGTTTCAAGACCTACGGCACCGGCGGCAGCCTGGAGCTTGCGGGTTTTAGGCTCGGTTCTCTCGGCGAAGCGTGTATTGAGATAGCGGAGACTTCGTGGTATAACCATATTCACCATTGCGCCTTTGGGCACTTCCTCCCAGCGCAGGACGGCATTCTCGCAGAAGGCAATATAGCTATGCAGAGTTGGATAATCGATCACAACTTCTTCTCGGAGTCTTTAACTCGGGACGGCATCCGTGTTGGGACTGGCCTGTGGTCGTTTATCAACCACAACTTCTTCTTCGTCAAGGCTGGTATAGGTATCAATATCGACCCCCTCAATACTGCTGGTGTCGGTGGGAGCACCCCGCTTGGAGGCATCCTCGGGAACACGTTTATGGCTCTTATTGGTGACACTCCAGCCGAGGGGTGGGCGATAACCATCTCCACTACGCAGGCGTTGGTTGCTGGGAACAAGGCAGCTACGAACGGGCAAACTGGAACTAACAACCCATACCTTGATGGGTCCTCAAATGGAGTCGCAACATTACTAAACGGGTGGGCTGATAATTTCGACGGCCCAGCTTTAAGTGCAGCACCGGCTACAGCATAGGAGGGAGTCGAATGCCGATTTACGAATATCGATGTCCGGAGTGTGGGCATGAGCAACAAGCGATACTCCCTTTCAGCTCAATAGACCTTCTCCAGATATGCGCTGATTGTGGCCGTGAGACTAATCGCAAGATATCACTCCCTCAGCCGGCGATAATTGTGGCGACTGGTAGGGAGCGAGTGTTAGGGACACTTAATCAAGAGGCAGGCGCTCCGGACTTCCCGGGCGGCGATATGCACCGCCCACGATATGAGGCTGCAATGGCGAAAGGTCTTGATCAACGCCGGCCAGTAGTAGGTTGCGGAATCTAAAGGGGTGATCTATGACTAATGAAGAGCGGGCGCTGATAGCTCAGCAGACGGCAGCATTGGAGAGGCTGAACGGCGATCTCGCTTGGTTTAGCACCCGGCAGGATTACTCTACCATTCTCCTTTTGAGGATAGTCCTGGCGCTGGGCGTCGAGCCTCCCGAGGCGGTCAAGTCCTTCCTGGATTTGATCCCCGGGGTTGAGGCGTTGCCTGCCATAGCGGTCCCTTTGGGTATGCCTGTATCTAAGCTCGACCGGGTGGCCACAGCAGAGACGACCTACGTTGACGTAGTGGAGTGGGAAGTAACGGCCGGGCACACCGGCGAGCTCTCCGAGATTTGGATGGCCACCACAGATTATGATAAATCCATGTTCCGGCTGGTGATTTCTGGCGTGAAGCAGTGGGAAGACAAGTACCTCCTTGCGGCCTTTACCCAGCGATTCAAGGGCAACAAGCTCAGAGAGAAAACTAAAGTGCTACTCCAGGTCAAGTCCTCAGACGGTAGCGGCCTCACAGTCTATGGATCTATAGCCGGCAAGTTAATCCTGCCTCCCATTAAACTAGCACAGCCGGAAGGGGGGTAGTCTTGACTTTGCCGCGCTCTCCAGCCGAATACTACAGACAGGTGGGCGACAAGCTGAGCTGGTTCGAGCGGCTTATCGATGATTCTACGAGCTTCGACGAGCGCCAGAATATAACCAACCTCCTCTTGATGGAGATCCTCAAAGAGTCCTCACAGAAAGGCGATCTCACAACCCATCCCACGATCCCCTACATTAAAGGCGTGGTCAAAGAATTTGACCTGACGACCGCGCGCCTGGACCCGGGGGAGCCATTCGATGCTGTCGGATATGGGATCACCGCTATAACTGACGGGTCCCTGGACGGCATTATCGTAAGGATCAACAATCAGGGAAGCGATCCAATAACACTTGCAGAGGTCAACCCTTTTCCATATCCCCCGGGCTTCACGCAGCTATTCCTTGAGAATACAGCCCAAGCAGGTAAATACCTTAAACTCTATATCGGCAGCCCTAACGCTATCGCCAGCATTGAGCTGACCAGCGTTACATTCGCCATTGACCTAGTGGCGCAGACGCTCGGGAACCTGTCGATCGACATCGCCGCGCAAAGTATAGAGAATATCGACATTAATATAAATACCGCTGCAATAATGATGCCGGTAGACATCCAGTGCGTCTATGTAATGATGCCGGTGGATATCCAGGGGCAGTACGTGACTCTCGATATCAATATCAAAGCTCAGGATGTCACAATCAATATGGATATCGAGGCTCAGAGTGTGGGTATCTACCTACAACCTGAGTGGGCGGCACTTCAGGGGACCGATAAAAATTTTGAGTCAGGTTGGACTAACCTGGCATTCGGTGAATACGCATATGTTACATATTCAGTGCCAGAGGGCAAAACTTTTTATATCTGCGGTATATCGGGGGGCCTTAGACCTAGTGCTGCTGGGAACGCTGAGAAGATGTTATTTGGAACTTTGGACGTTTATGACACTGGATCTGGCCTTTTCGCTCCACATATAGGAATATTAGGTGGTGGTAGTATCGTACTAAGTAAGCCAAAGGTTGTTGCTGCCACCAAGGTCGTGCAGTTCAGTCTTACAAGCTACGCTGCTGATACTGTTGTAGGTAATGTTACAGGGTGGGGTTATGAGCTATGACTAATGGGCGGGATAAGCTAAGGACCGGGGATTTTAATGACATGAAGCAAGATCCTTTGCCTGATGGGTCGATGATCGTCACCCTGACTAGCCGGAAGTGGGAAGGGAGCGAGAGGTTTAGGGTGCGCGACCTCTATGGTAAAAATGAGGAGCTCCTGGATATCGAAACGGGGGAGCCCCTGTAGAAAAGAGGAGGTTAGTGACAATGAAAGTGTTATTGATTTTATTGGCATTATGGTGGTGGCTTAAAGGAAAGGGCAATGGCGAGCCTCCACCCCAATTTTTTAACTGTCCTTACTGTAGCGCGCAATTCGGGACGGAGGGGGAGTTAAATACACATATCCTAATGGTACACGGTATTCTGCCACCAGAGCCGCCCCCGTCAACATTGGCGAACTTCACCGGGACGGCAGTACGCCGCTGTGGGTTTGTGTGGGGCCAATCAACATACTGCGCTGTAGTACCCACAATCACGAATAAAACAGATCAACAGCAGACACTCGAAATCCGTTATGTTCCTGTTGTTGGCTCGTACGAAGAGACTCGACTTTTCACATTTGCGCCAAGGGAGGCCAAGACGCTCATACAACAGGTTTATTATGTGTATGTCAATGGTAAGCTCTGGCTCGATATCGACGGGGCTAGTGGGACCGTTAAGGGCTTTGTAGCGCATGACATCTGGCACGATTAGTATACAAAAGCATATTTGGGCAGGAGGTGATCTATGGAAATAATTGCGGCTGGAGTTGTGTTGTTTGGCATTCATCTTCCAGTGTTAGGAGCGGGTCTTTACCTGGAGTGGAAGCGCAAAGAGCCGGTATATATGCTGGTCGTAAAATGGTCGATGTTGCTCGGAGGTATAGGTACGGCCTTATGTCTCTATGGAGCGTATTTCGGCTTATAAGGAGGGCTCATGGTTGCTCCTAGTATAAATTTGAATCTAACTATCTCGGAGATATACAACTGCCTCTGCGATTGCGGCAAAGAGAAGATGCAGCAGCTCGTCAAGGAAAAGATGGCAGAAGAGATAGATAAAGTGCAGAAGCTCGACAAGGAAAAGATGGCAGGTGAGTTGATGAAAAAAGCTCTGGAGGGCGAGCCGAAAGAAAAAGAGGGAGGCAAATCTTGAAAAAAGAATACAGCACTATGACAGATGAGGAGCTGCAAACCGCCCAGCGGGACCTAAGCAAGCAGCGCAGGGACCTGAAGGAGCAGCAGGGATTGGTATCTAAGGAACTAGACAATCGGGAGATGGCCAGGAGAGCAAATAAACAAGTCGATAGAATGTCTGATCCTGAGAAGGACGCCCTGCTTCAGGTGCTAAAGCCCACCGGCATAGAGTCCGAAGAGGGATTTAGTCCTGGTCAATAAGAGGGTAATAGCTTGAGCGAACGCTTATCGGTTCAAATATATAATAGCCTTTTTCAGAATTGCAATATCATCTCCAATCATACCCAAAGCACCATTGCAATTACTACAGAGTATTCCTCGTATTTCGCCAGTCTGATGATTATGGTCAACAGCCATAATCTTTGGCGACCCATTAAAGATTCCTTTTTCAGACTTACCACAAATCGCACAAACATTGCCTTGAGCTTCCAAAAGTGTATTGTATTGGTCAAGACCTATGCCGTACTTTTTGCGCAAACGATATTTCAGGCCGTATTGCTTGTCCTTAAATGGTTTCTTGTGTCTGTATTCACTCACCAACTCTCGCACACAGGATTTACAACGACTTTGCAATCCGTTCGCACTTGCCCGATTTCGGAAAAACTCCGATATTGGTTTAATCTTTTGGCATCTCCCACACCACTTCATACCAAAGGGGACTTCGGGACCACCACGATAACGGTGATTGTGCCCCCTCATATATTTCACAGGTTGACCCTTGACCCACCCAAGATCAGGTCGATTGCGAGTGGCGATAGGGGTTTTTTGTCCACAACCACAAGCACAATAGCCTATGGTAATTGCACTAAGGGGTATCTGTGATGGTTTCATAACTTCCTCCTGGGTGTATAGTATACTATATTTTTATGGAGGTGTAAAGTACAATGGCAAATTCAATTTATGGAAAAGCGAGGCAAGCGTTCCTGGAGGGGTTGATCGATTGGGCGGATGGCAATATCAAGATCCTCTTGGTCGATACCACTGACTACACCGTTGATATCGACGTCGACCAGTACTGCAACAAGGACACGATCCCCGATGCTGCCAGGGTAGCAAACGGTCTGAGCGGCAACCTGTCCGGCAAGTCTGTGACATTGGGTGTGGCCGATGCTGCCGACGAAACACTCAGCACTGTCTCCGGTGAGGAGTGCGAGGCAATCGTGATATTCCTGGACGGCGGCGGCGGCGGCGTTTCTCAGAGCGGGACTGACGACCTCCTGATCGCCTATATCGACGACGCCACCGGGCTCCCCGTCACACCAAATTGGGGTGATATTCAAATACAGTGGGCAGCTACGGCGAATAAGATTTTTAAATTGTAAGGGCAGAGATCCCGGTATCCAGCGGCAGGGGGGAGGGTCACTATTCTCCCCTCTGTTTTATGTAGGAGATACCTATAATGCCATACGTTCAAGAGGTTTTTACCACCTGGGACCCTGGGGAAACAGACCCTGCTACCTATTTATCGCAGACTGCTAGTCGGTCAAGCTTCACGGATTTAGACAGGGATATTGATGCTTGGCACTGTGATGATAAGGGTGTCGATCATTTTGCTGGTGATTTCGAGCATTTGGTCGATGTAGTTATATCGGCTTCGGTGGCAGGCTCTTTTGTTGATGTTTGGGCGCTTGTTAATGTACTGGATGACACCTATGGCATATATCTTGCAGATGGTGACTACCTACTTGTAACTTGTAACCCCCAAAATAATAGTAAAGTCCGCTTTGCGATAGGCGAATGTGACGGCGGAGACCTTGCCTATGCCGTTGATAGCGAGAGAGACCTTGGTACTTACTACCTTAGAATCAAGCGGGTTGAAGCTGATGGAGATTATGGCACACTCTATTGCGACATATATTCTAGTGATGCGGATAGGACGAATGAGGCAAATGCTCTAGCAAACCTGTCGCAAGTATTGCATACTAGCAAAAAGGACTTCCGTTATATCTATTGTCCGAGTACAGATAATGTACCTTTAAGTAATTTAACACAGACTGGCTACTGTGAAAACCTTAACCTCCAAGAAGTTCAGCTAATATCTCCCTCTAGCATCGCTTCCGCCGAGGCGTTCGGCACCTTAAAGGTAAACCATATAATCAAGCCGACGGGGATTGCCAGTGCTGAAGCATTCGGCACTGCTACCGTTACACAGGTTCAAATCATATCGCCGACCGGTATAGCCTCAGCGGAAGCGTTCGGGACACCACAGGTAAACCTTATCATCACATCTGTTGGAGCTATTGCATCATCTGAAGCGTTCGGGACTGCCACGCTGCAACTCTACCTGAAGCCTACGGGGATTGCCTCAGCGGAGGCCTTCGGGACACCGACCACTGTAATGATAGTCGAGCCAGTGGCCATAGCCTCCAGTGAGGCGTTTGGCACCCTTACGCTGGAGATTTACATCAAGCCTACGGGAATCACCAGCTCCGAGGCTTTCGGCACCCTAACCACCGTGATGATTGTCGAGCCGTCCGCTATAACCAGCTCCGAGGCTATCGGCACTTGCCACGTCCGGGTCGAGGTCAATCCTCAGAATCACGATGGGTCGGTCGGGTGGACAGACGAGAGCAAGGCTTATGACGAGGATACGGGAACTTTCGCCTACGATGACATCCCCGCAGGTACATCGAGCGACTGGCTTACCGTGAACAGGGAGCTTGCTTTGACCTGTAGCAGGGCGAGAGTGTGGTATAGCAGACAAGATGGCGATATCGGCGAGCCGACATTGGAGATTCACCGGGATGGTGCCTGGGTGGAGGTATAATGCCGACCTTAACTTTACGGCCAAACGGAACAGAACATAATGAAGGCCCGTGGTATCCAGCTTGGCCTGATGAACCCCATCTTGATTACCCGTGGGAGGCGATTGACGATGTAGTTTCAGATGAAGATGAGTCTTATTGTTACAGATTTGGTGCCCCAGCCTCAGTAAACAGATTCTATTTAACAAACCACACAACAGAACAAGGGGACATTATAGATGTAACTGTGTACGCTAGGTGTAAGCGCACTCCCGCAGGTAATGTGTGGCTGCATGTAAAAACACACGGGGTAGCTTATTCCACTCAAAATGCTGTGGAGACGAGCTGGACAACATTTTCCAGGGAATATACAACTAACCCCAACACATCACAACCTTGGACATGGGATGAAATAGATGATCTTATAATAGGCCATACTATAGGTGGACCAGACATCAATGGATATTGCACGCAGATGTATGTGGAGGTTGAATATCAATATCCCATACAGACGATAGCTCCGATAAGCATAGCCTCAGAAGAGGCGTTCGGTACACCGCAGGCAAACCTTATCATTAAATCTGTTGGAGCTATTGCGTCCGCTGAGGCGTTTGGCACACTAATTATTGAGCATGTTAGAATACTACTCTACAAGACATTCGCCCCAGGGCAGGTCGATGGTATCAGGTTGAAGTTTGCGAATACAGGCGGGTCTAGTAAATGGGCGAGAGTCCACGAGATAGACTTTATGATCACCTCCCCGCCTATATTCGTGCTGCCGGCAGCGATCGCCTCAGCGGAGGCGTTCGGTACTCCCAAGCTACAGCTATACATCATACCCGATGCTATAGCCAGCATGGAGGCTTTCGGGACACCGGCGCTGGCGCTAATCGTGGCCATAAACGGTATCGCCAGTGCTGAGGAATTCGGCACGGCCTGGCTGATAAACTCCAGCCTGTCGGTCGCTGCTGGGAGGGAGCTGCTACCCGTGAGGCTCCTGGTCAGAAAGAGGCTCCTGACGCCTCATAGGTTGCTGCCTTAACACTCGTGTCACGTAAATGCCTATTAGCCGTATAAAATACAATTAGATCATAGCCTCTGATAATTCATCGTTTATCTGGAGGTTCAAAGCAAGCTCTTGTTTTGAACATATCTTTCGAGGTAGTTCATGCAATGAAGTATCGCTCCAATAACTCAAGTATGTGCCACGTTCTCTGATAAGCTCAGGCGTATTCAGATTATCCAGAGCCTCAAGCCTTCTCCGGTAAATCTCAATACGTTCTCTTTGGCGGTCAGTTCGATCTCGCTTCCTTTCGTAGAATAAAGCAACCAATATAAGCCGCCGGGTGTGCTCATATTTATGGCAGGGACCACAGCGGTATTCCTTATTCCTGGGATCATCAGAACCACCATGACATAGTTCAACAATGTGGTGTTCTTCGATCTGTTCGCTTCTTCCACACCTAATACAATTCAATGCTTTCACCATCCTATCGGCTACGTAGGCCAGGTGCAAGTCGGACTCTCCCATACCGGCCAGTTTGTATAACAAGCCTGGCACCGCCCTTTATAATTAGGTCGATTTATGTTTTGGGGTAGAGCCCACCTACCCTTTCCACACTCCGGGCATATTACCCAGACGTAGCGGTGCCTATCATTGGGGTGGCCAATATCTTTTCCTCTTATAGTATCCCCAGCCTTCGGCATATCTCACCATCCTATCCACTTCCAACCTATTGTATTTTCACCTTATAAAATACACTCACCTCACCCACCGCAGCTTCCACTTCCCCTCGATGACCTGGATAAACGAGTATGAGTCGCAGAAGTCACCGCAATTACCGATCTGCAACTTGTCCTGAGTGGTCTTCAAATACGGTTGATGTGTGTGCCCGAATATCAGGTGAGTTTGATTATCCGCAGCGTATTTCTCAAAGGGGATATTATAGAGTAGGGCGTTGCGCCAGGTCCAGCCGGTTTGATCTTGCGCCTTCCACTCCCGGGGACTCCCGAATAGCCTCATGTATAGCCAGGGGAGGCGTGCCTTTACAAAGGGCTGCCGCACCCAGAAATTCCACCAGGCAATCGTCGGATCCCAGCGGTCGCCGTGCTCCACGTGTATGCCCATGACTTCGACCTGCCGGGGCATTATTTTGATAGGAAAGAGCCATTCCGCGTGCTCTGCTATATTCGGGTTGTGATTGCCCGGGATCTTCCAATACTCTACCTTCTCGGCTATCTTTTTCTCGCGCTCAAGGGTAAGTCTGGACTCCCTCTCCGCTATTAACTGATTATAGGTGAACCAAACAAGCTCCTCGCCGTCCCCCACCTCAACCACCAGGTCGGGCAGTTCCGCCTCCACTATGTCGAGGAATTCGTGAAAAGGCTCGTTTATTTGCCCGGGCGTGAGGTGGAGATCACTGTAGAAAAAGGTGTTATCGTATGTCGCCAAGGTTCTGAAAAGGCACCAGGACGGGATCGGGGGCAATTCGACCACTACTTTAGGGATTTGCAGGATATTATTCATTTGACTACCTCCGCTTTCTTTTGCTCAATTAAAATATCTATAGCTGCATTAACAGCCTCCCTTTGTCTGCCGAGATCGTACCATTGGGCGGTTAGTTTGTTTTGAAGCTCCCGGAGTGTAACTATATGGTCTGTGTATGTTGTCACTTCTGGATTATCGGATTGCAGAGTATACCCCGTTTTTCTAAGGCACCTCTTCCAACGGTTAAGGGAGGAGCGGTTGATACCTGTATTTTTAGAGGTTACCTTCAACCCCAGCTTTCGGCAGTCCTCAAGGATCTCCAGGCGCTCCTTCTCGGTGAAGTCCAGGGTGCCGTTAGGATGCCGCGGTGGTACGACTCGATCGGGGGGCTCCGGTCCCTGAACTGGAGTGTGCCCATACTGTTTAAGCCAATAGTCAAGGGCATACAGGGAGCAGCCTATTCGCTTACTTACCGCATATTTGATTGCCC